CTCGCAAACGGAGGGATTGACACAATGGACGAATATAAATATATAATAGGTAAGATCCACGCGATCGATTTAATGAATCAGGAACTCTCTAACCTGCTAGAACCAAAGGAGCCAAATAACGACGATGACAAAGTCACACGCATTAGAAAATAAATACAACGCCGAAGATGATGCAAAAAAAATAAGAGCACACGAGGCTACGAAAGAACCAGAAAAAACAAATTTAGAAAAATTACCAAACCCTACCGGATGGCGTTTATTAATAATGCCTTTTAGAGTTAAAGAAGAGACAAAGGGCGGTATAATAATAGCACAAGAAACATTGGAAAGAGCAAGATCTGCTGTGCAGGTTGGTTATGTTTTAAAGATGGGAGATCTTTGTTACAAAGACGAAGATAAATTTCCAACGGGTCCATGGTGCAAACCAAAAGATTGGGTGATCTTTGCAAGATATGCAGGATCAAGAATGGATATTGATGGTGGTGAGATAAGAATGTTAAACGATGATGAAGTTCTTGGGACGATAGACGATCCCAAAGATCTAATTCACGCAATGTAATTCATAGGAGGAATTAACTATGCTAGAAGATAAAGTAGAAATACCTGGTGAAGAAAACGAGCAAGAGACAGAAATTGATCTTGAAGCTCCAGCACCAGAACAATCATTAGAGGAGGAAATCAATGTTGAAACAGTTGAAGACAATAGTCAGTCCGCTGACGCATCTCAGGAATCTAGTGAGCAGCCTGTTGTTCAAGACAGCAAACAAAAAGATGAGCTTGGAGAATATTCTGAGGGTGTTCAAAAAAGAATCGCAAAACTAACGCGTAAAATGCGTGAAGCCGAAAGGCAAAAAGAAGAGGCGATACAGTATGCACAAACTTTAAAACAACAAGCTGATAGAGTTAAAGGTCAGTATGACAAACTTGGAACTAACTATGCGAAAGAGTTAGAGCAAAAAGTTACTGCTGGAATGGCTGCTGCAAAAGCAGAATTAAGATCGGCAACCGAAGCACAAGATGTTGACAGACAGGTCGAGGCTCAAAAAGCCATAGCACAGATGGCTATGGAAGAAACTAGACTGACTCAATTGAAGAATTATCAGGATCAACAGCTACAAAGAGCATCACAAACGCAAGAACAAATAGTGCAACAACCAATGAATGCAGTTCCAACAACACAAGAATTGTATCAAGCTGCACAAGAAATTGACCCAAAAGCTCAAGACTGGTCAGCTAAAAACACTTGGTTTGGTACTGATAATGCAATGACTTACACAGCTTTTGACATACATAGGCAGCTTGTAGAGGATGAAGGTTATGATCCACAATCAAATGAATATTATTCTGAGGTTGATAAGCGAATAAGACTTGAATTCCCACACAAATTTGCTAATGTGGAGCAAACCGCAGTTGAGCAACCTGCTCAAACTGTAGCAAGTGCAAAACGTCCGGCCAAAAAAGGACGCAGAAAAACTGTGAAACTCACACCATCACAGATAGCAATAGCTAAAAGATTAGGTGTGCCACTCGAAGAGTATGCGAAACAATTAATCGCGAAGGAGGCATAAGCATATGGAAAACAAAAAAACTAAAAAAACTTCCCGCGCGAGTCAAACTAGGGCTAAAACCGAAAAGCCTAAAGTATGGACTCCTCCATCAACACTAGACGCACCGCCTGCGCCAGACGGTTACGTGCATAGATGGATACGCGCAGAGGTCATGGGGTATCAAGATACCGGAAACATGGCAGCGCAAATCAAATCTGGATGGGAGTTAGTGAGAGCTGACGAATATTCTGATTATGATTATCCTCAAATTGCTGACGGTAAATACGCAGGGATGATCGGGGTTGGTGGCCTTGTGCTGGCAAGGATGCCCGAAGAACTCGCAAAGTCGAGAGATGAGTATTATAGAAAAATGAATACTGATCGAAATGAGGCTTTACAAAACGATGTTATGAAGGAACAGCACCCAAGTATGCCGATCAACCAAGATCGACAGACTCGTGTAACTTTTGGTGGCTCAAAGAAAAACTAATTATTTAGTGATTCCTATCCATCGATTAAACTTAACCCTTTAAGGAGGAAACAAATATGGCAAATATAGATGCCCCTTTTGGTTTTAGACCTAGTGGTAAAGTTGGAGGAAATCCGGACAACGGTGCACTTTCGCAGTTCACAATTTTAGACGGCGAATCAAGTACAATGTTCCAAGGAGACATGGTAAAATTTGCAAGTGGTGGCGTCGTAGACGCTGGTGCTGGCGATGCAGGTCTCATGGTTTTTAACGGAATTCAATACGACGATCCTACTACGGGAAAACCAACATTTAAAAACCAATATGACGGAGTTGATTTAAATAAAAATATAGATTGCTTCGTTTATGACGATCCGTACCAAGTGTACGAAGCTCAAGGTGATACAGGAACAGCTTTAACACAAGCAATGGTTGGCACCTACATGGACCACGAAGAAGACGCATCTGGAAATACTACAACTGGTATTTCTGGTGATGAAGTCGACGCTGGAACAAGTAGCACAACTCTAACTGGTGTTAAATTTTTAGGTATCGCTAAAAAACCAGGAAACTCGTTAGGAACAAACACTGTAATAAGATGTTTTATTGCTGACGCAGTTCATTTGAATTAATAGCAGGAGGACATAAAAAATGGCTATATCAAGACAACAACTAGCAAAAGAGCTAGAGCCAGGTCTGAATGCATTATTCGGACTTGAGTACAATAACTACGAAAATCAACACGTAGAGATTTTCGACACTGAGACAAGTGACAGAGCTTTTGAAGAAGAAGTAATGTTATCTGGTTTCGGGGAAGCACAAGTAAAATCTGAGGGTTCTGCTGTGGCTTTCGATGACGCGAACGAGCACTTCACTGCACGTTATACTCACGAGACAATTGCTCTCGCTTTCTCTATCACTGAGGAAGCTGTTGAGGATAACCTGTATGACAGCATCGCTAAGCGTTACACTAAAGCACTAGCAAGATCTATGGCTCAGACTAAACAAATCAAAGCAGCGAACATTTTAAACAATGCTTTTGATACGACTACTTTCGGAGACGGACAGTTCTTGATCGACACAGATCACCCTACCGTTGCCGCAGGTGATCAGTCTAATAAGCTTGCAGCTTCTGACCTTAACGAAACATCATTGGAAGCATCACTAATTGCTATTGGTAAGTTCCAAGACGAGAGAGGCTTTAAAATTGCAGCTCGTGGTATGAAACTAATTATACCATCTGACCTACAGTTTGTAGCTGAGCGTCTTACTAAGACAGCTAATAGAGTTGGTACTTCTGACAATGATATTAATGCAGTTCAGTCAATGGGAATGATGCCACAAGGTTTTGTGGTCAACAACTTCCTAACTGACACGAACGCATTCTTTATCAAAACTGATGTTCCTAATGGATTAAAACACTTCCAAAGAGCACCTTTAAAGACTGCTATGGAAGGTGATTTTGATACAGGAAACATGAGATACAAAGCTAGAGAAAGATACAGCTTCGGCGTATCTGACTGGCGTGGTATTTATGGTTCACCAGGATCAAGTTAAGATTTAGTTTAATAATCTTATTAATTAGGGGCGCTTCGGCGCCCCTTTTTATTTGCAATCACCATATTAAAAGCGTATATTCAAGATACTGCATAATTTGAAAATAGTTAGCGTAGACTCATGCAGTAGACAATGTCTCAGACTATGCTAGCGGAGAGGAGACCTATATGGCAAATTCAACATTTAGCGGTCCGGTCAGATCAGAAGGTGGTTTTAAACAAATATCTAAAAACTCATCAACTGGTGCGATTACGGATCAATTGACTGTTGACTCAAGTGGTAACCTAGCTCAAACAGCTGGTGTAAATAACTTGATAACAGATGTAGAAAACATAACTGCAGCTACTAAAACTTTAACAGCGGCAGATACTGGAACTACATACTTACTTAATAGAGCTGGAGGTATTGTAATAACTTTACCAACTGCTGCGGCTGGCCTAAAATTTAAATTTATCATAGGCACAACTTTTACAGGCACTTTTTCAATCGATGGTGCTTCTGCTAATGATATCTTTACAGCTGCATCTACTATTATCATTTCTGATAAAGATGCACCTGGCACAGTTAGTCTAAAACAGTTCCACGCTGATGGATCTGATGATGACAAAATGACTATGGACGCTGACACCAAAGGTAGATTTGTTGGTGGCGAAATAGATTGTTTAGGTATCGCAACAGGTGGACAAGGCAGTGCAACAGCTGTATGGCAAATGAATGGCTTTACTTTCGGAGACGGATCATTAGCAACACCATTTGCATAATAATTAACTCTGAGTAGGGGAGTAATGTCCCCTACTCTTTAGTAGGAGGAAAAAATGGCAGACGTAGTATTAACTCAAACATTATTTAGTGGTGATAGAAAACTAATAACTCATTACAATAATGTCTCAGATAGCACAGGTGGCACAACAACAATTGTAGATGTTAGTGCAACGGCTAATAATAGATCAGACGGAACAACTTTAAGTAAAGTGGTTTTGAATAAAATATGGTATAGCGTTTCAATGACTGCAAAAGTAGATGCAGTTAGACTAGTTTGGGATGCAGATACAGATGCAACTTTCTTAACTTTAGAAGGTGACGGATATTTAGATTACAGTTCTATTGGTGGTCTTAAAAACAACAATGCAACTGGTGTAACCGGAGATGTTAAGTTTGTATTCCCAGCGTGTACATCTGGAGATTCGGCAACTATTACTTGCGAATGGCTTAAAGTTTATTAATAGGAGTAGCTAATGGCAAACACTACTTCAGGAACAGCGACGTTCGATAAAACATTTGTTATTGATGAGATAGTTGAAGAGGCTTATCAAAGAGTAGGTGTAGATCAACTAGACGGATATCAAATAAAATCTGCAAGGCGATCTTTAAATATTATGTTTCAAGAGTGGGGAAACAGAGGTCTTCACTATTGGGAGATAGATGAAACTAATATTGATCTGATAGAAAACCAAAACACATATACATTTTTTAGAGCTAGCAGTGATGGCACAAGCGCCGTGACCACACCAACAAATGGTATTTATGGTGTAGATGATATTCTTGAATCAACTTATAGATCAAACAGAACACAGACCACTCAACAAGATGTTGCCATGACAAAAATAAGTAGATCTGAATATTCTGCTTTATCAAATAAACTGACCACAGGACAGCCAACACAATACTATGTGCAAAGATTAATAGATCGTGTAAATATTTTTGTTTATCCAACTCCTGATTCTACAGCTGCTAGTAGAGATATGCATTTGTATTATGTAAAAAGAATACAGGATGCTGGGTCATATACAAATGCAACAGATGTTCCTTATCGTTTTGTACCTTGCATGGTTTCAGGTTTAGCTTTTTATTTAGCACAAAAGTATAAACCAGAATTAACTCAACAAATGAAAATGTTGTACGAGGATGAATTTAACAGAGCTCTAACAGAAGATGGATCTTCAACTAGCACTCACATAACACCACAGGCTTATTACCCAAATGTCTAATTACGCATCAGGAAAAAGATCAAAAGCAATATCAGATCGTAGTGGTATGGCTTTTCCGTACAATGAAATGGTGAAAGAATGGAATGGATCTCTTGTGCACAAATCTGAGTTTGAAGCGAAACACCCACAGATAGAAGTAAAATCACACAAAGCTGATAAACAATCTTTAAAAAATGCAAGACCAGATAGAGTAGAAACAGCGGCTCCTATTCTTTTACCACTAAATGCTTTTAAAACTGCAAACTCAGGGACAAGTGTTATTACCGTCACTGATCCTAGTCATGGTAGATCAAGTTCTAGCACCGTTAGGTTTTATGATGTTATTGGTTTTGACGGCATAACAGGCACAAATATTAATAGATCTGCTGGGTATACAATAACCAAAGTTGATGATAATACTTATACATTCACTGTTGCTACAGACACTGCAACAACAGGCAATACAAGAGGAGGAGGGGGCCGAGCTTACGCTGGTCCTACTAGCATAACACCATGACCACATATTCTGAACTAGTAACACAAATTAGAGAATACACAGAAACAGACAGCAATGTTCTTACAACGACTATTGTTAATGATTTTATAGAACATGCTGAATTGAAGATATTTAGACAAGTTGATCTGGATGTTTTTAGAAAATATAAAACTGCTACTTTAACAGCTGGTGACCCTTTTATTTCTATGCCAGGCGCAATACCAACTGATTTTGAATATGCTAGATATATAAATATATTTGGAACCTCTGGCTTATCAGGGTCTAGTCTTACAGCCAATGAAAGAGTGTTTTTGGACAAAAGAGACCCTAGTTTTATGAACGAATATAGAGCAGACAGAACAGCGACAGGGGTGCCAAAATACTACGCAAACTGGGACAATGACACAATACTTCTTGCTCCAGCACCGAATGCAGCATATACTATTGAACTAGCGTATAATGCGCTGCCAACAGGACTGTCATCAAGTAATACAACCACTTGGGTCAGTAACAACATGCCTACATTATTGTTGTAC